AAAGCTGCGGGTAGAATTCGGATGGGCTTGCCTGAATAGTGGTGCCGCACCTGTATTCCATTTGTTAATTACCAGTCTCAAGCCCCAAGCCACAAGGGGTTGGTAGTTAAGAAGTGGACTCCAGCGCGGACCACAGCACGCAAGTATTATCGGGCAGGTTGGATGTTTGGTACTGGAGCGGTGGCTCCTTTTGATAAGTCGGTGGTTAACGTTGAGGCGGGTATGAAGGAGCGAGTCTTTTATCTTGATGATAAAGGCACTCCCCGTCCGACGTGTGTCCGAAAGGCCAGTGAGATTGATGGCATTGTGTCTCGAGTTGCTTTGGGGATTGGCGTAAGCAGCCGTGCCACCTCGGATGAGTTTCTCTCCTCGAGGACCGGTTTCAAGCGCAAAATTTACGAAGCTGCGAAGAAGCACGTTGACATCAATAGCCCTAGTCTGAACGACCTGGCCCAACTGGGCTTCTTTGTGAAACAAGAAAATACCTTTTGGACAAAGCTCCAAGTCCCGAGGATAATTTCACCAAGAAGTCCGGGTTTTAACTACCTACTTGGCAGGTACTTGTTGCCCATTGAGAAGCAAGTGTACAGGTCCTTGGCGGAACTATGGGGTTCCGATGTGGTCGTGGCGAAAGGCATGACCATGGAGGAGAAAGGCGAAGCTATAGTGAGCAAATTGCGCCCAAACTGGGTGTGTGTTGGACTTGACGCAAGTCGGTTTGACCAGACAATTGGACGTGAATTGCTCACTGCCGAGCATGGTGTTTACGCGCGGTGCTATCCTGGAGATCGTCTTTTACCAGCTCTACTACGTTGTCAGTTGGACAACAAAGGCAGGGCGCAATGCCCTGATGGTTCTGTCAAGGCCCGAATTGGCGCCATGCGGTGTTCTGGCGACCAAAACACTTCACTTGGTAATTGCATGATTTCTTGCATGCTTGCTAAGTTGTATGCTGAGGAGAATGGGATCAAGGACATTGATTGTTTCAACGATGGCGATGATTTGCTATTGTTTTTACCTGCCACAGCATTACCGATATTGGACAACTTACAGGAGTGGTATCTCAAATGGGGTCTACGAATGAAAGTTGAACCACCTGCTTACAAGCCAGAGGAGGTGGAGTTTTGCCAAGCCAGACCTGTGTGGACTGAGCGAGGTTACGTCTTGGTGCGCAACCCAGCTAAGGCCTTCAACACGGATTTTGCTGGGAATGCGACTCTTGGTAATAATGAATATTATCTGAGGTATTTAAGAGCGGTGGGTGCTTGCGGTATGTCTTTGGCGGCTGGCATACCTATTTACCAAGAGTTGTATTCCTGGGCTGTTAGGAACGGCAGAACCGGTAAGGTTAATTTACACAGGGCTGGTGCGTTGAGTTATCAAGCCAAAATCCAACAACAGGCCGGTCACCACGCGCGGTGGCTACCTGTCCATCCAATGACTCGCGAGAGTTTTGAGATGGCTTTTGGCATCAACGGG